GGTCAGATTACTTCATCTAAAGACCCAGGTGTAACAGAGCAAAAATATAAATTTGCTACCAGATCATTTGCAGCTCCAACACCTAATAATACATATATTGATTTAACTATAAACTTTGAATTAAACTTATCTTATGATAACGGTACACCAGATAACTATACTTATAAATTCTTACGTGAATGGGTAGATTTAGTTTATGATCCCCTTACAGGTAGAGAAGGAATCAAGAAAGATTATGTAGCACCTTCTATGACAGTTACTATGCAAGACCGTGCAGGTAATCCTTATTGGCAATGGGTATTCTATTATATATTCCCAACACAAGGTATTGGTGGACCTAACTTAGATTATAATTAGTCAACCTTATATGAAACATCTATCCAATTCAGATGTGACTGGTGGGATGAATGCTGTTTATGATTTTTTATTATTTTTAAAAATAAAAATGTTGATAACTATAAAAACGTTATCAACATTTTGTTTTATATATTTAAATTTATAAATTATTTTTTAAAACATATATAAATTATTAAACCTATAAAAGATGAAAATATAAATAAACTTCTTAATAAATCATTAAAACAGTCTAAATCATCATCAACATATTTTAAATAATCCTCACTTGTTTTATATAAAATAATGCAATTTATAAAACATCCTATTATCCAAATAAAAAATATTAAATTCCACATATCAACTATTTATATCGTATTTTTTTAATTTATATTTTTTATAAACTTTATCTATTAAAACTTTTAACTAATTATTTAAATATGAAAAATTAAAGGTAGATAAATTAGGATTTTTATTTTTATTAAAATTATTAATAAATTGTGTTAAATTCTCATTTAATTCATCCAATGCAGGTATTAAATTTTCACATTGAATAATTGCTTTTGCTATTATATAATAATATTTATAAAAGTCTGCACTTGTTTCTATTTTTACAGGTATATCATTTATATTTACTATTTTTATACCATAATATCCATCAACACCGCTAAGACAATCATATACAGTAAAATGAGAATTATAAATACCTAAATTTTCTAAATTACATAAATATATACATTTATAAATTATATATGACAGCAAATCTCTGTCTTCTTCATTTATATTATTGTCTTTTAATAAATTTGCAATAGTATTTTCTTTGTTTATTCTATTTTCTTTAGTTAATGTGTTTATACTTCCCAACTAAAATTTATATCTTGAATCTTTTAATATGACATTATTAAAATAGTTTATTATTTTATCTAATTTATCTACATAATCTTGACCGATTTGACTTATAACAAATTCTAACTCTTTTGATTTTTTAATATCTTGTTCTTGATAAAATTTACCTGATAATAAATTATTTTTCTTTTCTTCTATATTATCTTTTGTATAAATTTCAGCATTTTCATCTTTTACATAATAACCCATATTCACAAGTTTTTCAACTAATGTAATAAATTGTTCATCATTCTCAAATGATCTTTTATATATAGATGTTAATCCCTCACTTCTTTGTATAACAGGAATTAATTTATTTTGTTCATCTGATAATGCAAAAGGATAAATTATAGGAAAATTATCTACAAATTTTTTTTGAAATTTAGGACTATTATTATTTATAATAAATATACGTAAAAAACCAGATTTTCCATTATTTATATATATTTGATTGTTAGATAATCTGCCATTATAATATGTAATATCCCTAATTTTCATATATACGTTATCAGTTATAAAATTTATTAATGGCTGACTAATTGAACAACTATTATTTGTATTATAACATGGTGTTTTAATAGAACATGTTCCATCATCATTTAATGTGATTTTATATTTATAAAAATAACTTATTGGATAACCTTTACGTTTTCTTGGACCTAAATTACATGTTTTATATGTTCCTATAATTCCTGCATAAAATGAAGACTCATCTTTAGGATCATCTTTAACTTGAGTAAATCCATCTTCTGGATCTTCTGGTAATATTGTATGATAATCCGAGTTGATACATAATGTTTTTAAACATAATTCTTTTAAATCATTTTTAGGATTTATAATATTGGGATTATCAAAAATATCTGTTATATCTACTTCAGAATCATCAAATAAATCAGATAAATTTTCAAATAATAATTTAATATACTTATTCATAAATAAATAATAATTTTTATATTTATTTAAGACATTTTTATTTAATTTTTTTATAATTATAAAAATAAAAGTATAAAAAATGAAACTTATTAAAATTGGGGCTGAGTGGTGTGGTCCTTGTAAAACACTTAATAAACGTTTAGAAAATTTTACTGCATGTGATGTAGTTTATTATGATGTAGACAATGAAGATGAAAAAACATTGAATATTGTAGATAAATACAAAGTTAGAAACATACCTGTTTTAGTTTTAGTTGATGATAATGACAATGAATTAAAAAGATGGAATGGTTTAGTATCATTAACAGATATAGAAAATGAAATAAAATTACATTAATATAAATATATGGGCGTTTTAGTAAATGATGATAAAGGATGGATATGTCCTAAATGTGGCAGAGCTTTGTCACCAAATGTAACCACATGTCCTTATTGTGGTTTTATAAATGATGAGACAAAACCTAATCTTGAAGATTTAGAAATGAATCCTCATAAAAATTTAAAACCATTAAATAGTTAAATAAAATGAAAAAAGAAAATAACATTAAAAATAATTTTATAGAATGTATAATGACATGTATAGCTGTAATGTCATTTACATGTTTATTAATTTATGCATTTATACAATTATTTTTAATTTAAATAAAAAACTATGTTAATAACTATAATTTTGATAATAATATTATTGTTATAGATTTATATAATATTTAATATAAAGCATAAGAAAGTAAATATTCATATAATATCAGATAAAGATAATTTATGTGAAATAACAGAACATAATAATGATATATTAATATCTATTATTGAACCTATGAAATTAAATAAAAATAAAGGTTTAAATAAAGATATGAATCAATTACAAAATTATAGTAAACAAGTAAATATAGATTATACATCAAAAAAAGAAATTTATTTTTATAAAAATTTTAATAATTAGTCTAATGGAAAATTATAATGAAATAAGAACAGCTGTTCCTGAATTTTCTGAACCAACAAAAACAGAACAAAATTCTACATTTAATTGTTCAAATACAAATGATATTGTTAAAATATCAGAACTTAATGAATAGAATAAAAAAAGAAATAATGCGATATTTAATACCAATAATTTAGATATTGTCCAATATCCTAATCATTATGGTGCAGGAAAAGATGGTTTGCAATGTATTGAAGCAATGTTATAGACATTCGGTAAAGATGCTACTATGGCATTTTGTAAATTAAATTCATTTAAATATATTTGGAGAGCAACATATAAAGGCAAAGAAAAACAAGATATGGAGAAAGCACAACGTTATCTTGAATATTGGCATGTATTAAATGATATTAATGGAGATAAAGATGACGGAAGTTTTCATACATATTTAAATAAACATTAAAAAAATCTAAAACTAAGAAAAAAAAACTTAGAAATATTTTTTATTTAAAATTTATTTAGTATCTTTGTAAAGAGAAAATAAATAATAACATTTAAAATTTACAATTATGATTTGGTTTATTGTTGGACTTTTAATAATATTCTTACTGTATTTATGTTTAAATATAGTATTACAAATTATTGGTTGTATTATACAATTTGTTTTTGAATTAATCATGTCGATTTTCCGATTAATTCTATAAATGTTATTATTTTTAATATATTATTATCTGATTTTTTATTGTTTATTAAATTGTAAAATAAATAATAAAAATCAGATAATTTTTTTATTATGAATTTATTAGAAGTTTTAACTGTAATGAAACAATATAAACAATTAAATGAATCATATCAATCATCTATATTAGATAAGATATTTAAATCATTTGAAAATTCAAATTTAACATTAGATATTGTTTCTTTAACAAAATATGGTTGGAACAATATTCCAAAAGATATTTATAATATATTAAGAAAATATTAGTTATTGGCAAAAGAAAACTTATTAACATAGGAAATGTTGGATAATCCTGATAATCGTTAGGAATTATTAGGAATAAAATATGTTAAAAAATCAAAAGATGAAAAAATAAATGCTATAGAACAAATATTAAATTCTATAATTTTAAAAACAGGCAGTCATTTGGGTATATCAGAAATAACAGATAAAGATTTAATATTTATAACGCCAGCAGAAGCAAAATTAAAACAATATAAATCTTTATTATAGTTTTGGTTTAATTATAAAGATGAATTAGTAGCTATATGTAAAGATAATACTATTATTTGTTATATATCTGCAAATTATTCATTTTATGATGTGAATTATGATTTTAAAGGTGATTCTACAAGTAAAGATATATTTTATGCAGAAAAAACAGATGAAAATATAGAAAAATAGAAAGAATTTATAAATAAAGCATTTAAAATAATTCCGGAATATAATATAGCTATAACAAATAAAGATATAAAAAATAAACTAGGAATTAATAATGTTAAAAAATTATAGTCTGAATCTTATATATCATATGTTTATGCAGTAAATGAAGAAGGAATGAAGAAAATAGATTATAATGAAATATCAAAAAATCGTTTAGATTATAAAGAATATTTAAAAACTGAAAAAGAAAAGTTAGAAAAAATTACATATGGTAAATATAAAAATTTTAATAAATTATTAGTAACTAAAACATCATTAATTAAAGATAAAAAAATACCAAATGAAATGTTAAATAATATTAGTAATTATGTAAATGTATGTTTTGATGTATATAATGACATGCAAGATTTTATGATGAAATAGTTAAATAATTTTGATAAATCATATGCATTTACATATAAATTTTCTGAAAATTTATATGATTATAATAGTATGACTTCAGAATATGCATTATTATTAAAAAAACTTCTTCCATAGAATATAGAAGAATATAAATTTGGACGTAGAAGAAATCAATTATATTTTAAATTTAGATCTATCGGTGATTGTTTTGTTGTTATTAATATATTTTTAGAAAAATTAATTTATGCTTGCAGTGATTTATTAAATGCAATTGAAAATTTTAATAATTTAAAAGATGATAATATAAATAATATAGCAAATTTATTATATAATTTAAAAGAAAAATATAATAAAGTATTAATCATTGCATCTAATTATAATAATATATTAGTTTTAAGATCAGCTATACATATATTAGGTAATGTTAATATAGATGTAATATCTATATTAAATAGATTACAAAATAATATGCCAAAAGAACGTTATAATTCATAACGTTCTTTTTTATTCTGGTTTTTTAGGACTTGCTTCATAATCTAAAGGTTCTGGATGTAATAAATCTTCAACGGTTACTTTTAAACCAGGAGTAAATTTATAATCTGATAATTGATCTGCAACAGATTGAAGATCAATTTGTGTATTTATAGGATTAACATGTAACCATCCTGGTATTTCTTTTCTTTCATGTTTTTTAACAGTATGTATATCTATATTATCACCTGGACAATCTTTATTTACTCGTGTAGCTGTTATATTATAATGAATATGTACTTGTTCTTTATCTTTCATATAAATAAAATATATTTTTTATATTTATTATTATGAATAATTAAGAATTTTATAAAATAAATAAAATAAATCTTTATTTTTAGAAAAATTTATGAAAGCAAAAGATTTAGCATCACAATTAGGAAATTTAGCTGCTGCTACAACATCATTAGGAAATTATAATACAACAAATATAGATACAGATATTCCAGCAGAATTACAAGAACCCGATCCTATTTTTATTTTAGAACATGATAAGATTTTAGCAGATAATAAAAATAAAGCATTAATATCTGTTAAACAAATTGTTAATACTATTGTTCCAGAAAATTATCAAAATAATCCTATTATAAAAGATAAAATTTTATAGGATGCAGAACAATTAGGATAGTTATATTATCAACAACATATGAATAATATAATTATTAAAACTATAATGGACACAATAGCTAAAGGTGATACAACAGCAAAAATATTTGATTCTTATACAAAATTAATGTCTATAGCAAAAGATTTCAATAAACAAATAACAGAATTACAAAATCAATTCAGAAAATATTATATAGATACATATCTTGATTTACAACATAAAGAAGATGAAGATATTATAGCAGAACAAAATGGAACTGCAAATAATAAAACATTAACAAATAAGTCTAAACAAGAAATAACATATATAGAATCAGAAGAAAATATAAACAGACGAGAAACATCTACAAAAGATTCTGTTTTAAAAGTTTAGGATTGGAAAAAAGAATTATATAAAAAAGAATTTGAAAAAATGAATAAGGAACAATAAAATGTTCCTTATTTTTTAAATAAAATCATTTTCCAATTCTTTCTTTAATGTTTTAAGATCTTTTATATACATATCTTTAATAGTTGTATTCTTAATATAATTTAATTCTTTTTCTATTTCTTTATTCTTTTTTAATAATTCATTTTTTTCTTCATCTGTTAATTTAGAAACTTGAATACTTAAAACAGAAACAGGTAAATCATATTTTTTAAGATCTTCTTTTATATCTTTAGTTTTCCTGTTAGTTATAATAATTTTTTTATTATTAACAAGTTCTATAAATTTACATATATCATTATTTTCTTTATATCTTTGTTCCATAACAGAAACCAATTTATCTTTTCTGTCATTATACTTATTTAAACGGACATTAACAAAATATATAATTAATTCTTCTTTATTATTAAAATATTTTACTTTTTTATTTTCATCAATAACATATAATAAATCATCTGGTATATATGTATATAATCCTAATTTTTTGAATAATTTTTCTTTATCTTTTAATTCTTTTGTTAAACCAGATTTAAAGAAAATTAATTTATAGTTTATATTATTATCTTCAGAAAAATTTTGCCATTCTTTTATTATTTCTTTTTCTTGTAAATCATTTAATCGTTTTTCAAATTTATCAAATCCTATATCATAAGGTAAATCTGTAATTTGTAAAATATCATTTTTTAAATCTGTTTTATATTCACCTGAATTTAACCATTTATTAATTTCTTTATCAAATGTAAATTTATTATTATCAATACCTCTAACATATGGTCTTATTTTTGTTTTCTTTATAGTATTTGATTTTAAAACTTCTAAACATGCATCTATAATATCAATAGGATGATATGAAAATGTTGAAAATTTATAACCTGGCGCCATACCTTCTGCTCTTGATGTTAAAACAGTAGGAATTATAGGCCAATAATTTACAGGTTCCAAATATTGACCTTCATCAAATACATATTCTAATAAATCTTCATCTACTTTATATAATTTTGAATATGGTGATAATTTTACATAAAGATAACGAGGTGCAGATATAGATTTCTCATCTCTTAATGAACCATGTTGACCAGTTATTGTCAAAGGATTTAAATTATCTTTAAATTCAGACGCTAATGTTATCATTGTTGAATTTAAAGACATATCACCATGCAAATATAATGTTAAATTATAAACATCACCTGTTAAATTTAATAATTTACATTCATTACCGTTTTTTAAACCACCATGAAAAGCAGAATGTAAAATTTTTCTTGCTCCTACTTTAAATCCATCTAATAAACTTGGTAA